CCCATGCCCTTCAACATCCCGGCTGCGGCCAGCTTGCCATACTCAGCGCGCTTGGATTCGGCGAATTGCTTTGCCTCTTCAGGCGTCTTGAGATTGGCTTCCTTCATTGATGCGATGAACATCTCGTTGAGCGTCTTGCCAAACGGCAGAACCTTGGTTTCTTCAATAATCGCTTTGTTGACTTCAGCCTGCAGTTGGCTCTCATCGAACTTTTTCGCCTTTTCAACATTGGCTTTTATGGTCTCGATGATGTTTGCATTGGCATCGATCCCCAGTGCACTGCGCAGCGATTCATCGAGCCTCTTCAATTGCTTTTCATTCAGCGCTTCGAGCTGCGCTTCGGTCATGCCGTTGCCAAACAGTTCCGGATGTTCAGCAAGTAACTTCTTCAGTTGTTCCAAAAGTTCGTTCATGTCATCCTCCATAGATGATTGAGATTCAAAATAATTGATGGACCCGTTTGGATCGCTTTGTTCATTCGGCGGAGTTGCGTCATAGCCCGTGATGATCAGTTGCGTAATCTCATCAACCTCAACATCATTTACTTTGACCTTCTTCGAAGCTCCGTATCCGCGCTGACTGATCCCAGGGATCACACCGCCGCGCATTTGGGCATGGATGTCCTTGCCTTTGCTCGTTCCAAGCAGATTGCCTTCAATCAGGATGTTCGTGCCATTGAACTCAACATTCTCCCAGTTGAAGACCGTCTCGCTCAACAAAGGACGCCGGTTGCCTTTATCTGCGGGATGGTCTGATTCCCCTGTCAGCGATAGCATACGTCCCTGACTTGCGCTCTCATGCAGATGGTTCTTCAATTCCTTCACCGCTGCACTCAGCACATTGGCAGGATATCGCCGTCCGTTTCCATTGATAATGTCAGCCGTGCTGCCAGTGGCTTTGACACGCCACGGACCATCCGACTTCTCTTGCTCTTCACTCTCCACAAGCTGGATCGCATTCACAACCGTCTCATCCAGCCTCTTCCCTCTTTTCTTCTTTCCTTCACTGACCACTGAAGACTGCTCACTGATCACTGTCTGTGGCTGATACGCCAGCTCCACCACTTCCCACTGATCACGTGGAGCAAAGGTATAGGTCTCACCATCCTTGGTGTACGTGACCTTGTAATACTCATCCACTTTCAGCGGACTGCCTTCCCCATAGCAGGAAACGATCACATAATCGTTGAACACCTCGGAAATATGGTGGCGCAATGCGTTATAGGATTCCGGTGGAGGAAACTGATTGCGCCATGCAGTCATGATCAACTGCATGGTGTATTCCATGCTCCCCTTCACCAGCTCTGTAATCGGATTACCCTTTTTGATTTTCATGTGATTGCTCCTGTTTCACTTCACCGAATATTTCATTTGCAGCCATCAACGAAACGGGCGGCTGCGTCTGTCCGCTCCAAACAAAAAGCCAGATCTTTCCAAAGAACAAAGCAGACAATCTCTCACGCCAGTTCATCTGCCACAACGAGATGCACTGCTTCCCATCCGTGAACACCGGCAAACTTCCACACTGTTCTTCGGTCATCCCGATCGGCGGACCTAGCTTCTTGGTTGCCTGCAAAAAGTTGATCGGTTCCATCGCAATCTCCATTTACTCAATGCTGAACGCTGACAGCTGACTGCCATCGGCGTACTGTGCATCGCTGAAAAGCTCTTCCGCACTCACCACAATTGCCTCAGCTGAGGCAGTCTTCCCGGTCCCGCTCACGTTATCGGCGATCATCTGGTTGCCGCCGCTCACCGAATCGATCTGGTCATCATGTCCTTTCGGAAAGGATGTTGCTTCGCGCTTGAAGTTCAAATTCCATGCACCCAGCACCAGGTGAACCTTCTTCTGCTTGGCACGCAACCGCCAGGGCTGAGCCCATTCGGTCTTATCACCTGCAGAACTGGAACGTGTGACTCCCACGATCGCGACCTTCGCCAGGCTTTTGTCCGAAAGGAATTGGATAACAACCAGCGATTGAAAAGCATTGTCCTCAATGCCCCAGATCGTGCCATGTTCTTCATCGCTCAGCATCGCTGCTTTGAGCATCCCCAGGAAGTTATGCAGATCGCGTTCCCTGATCATGTCACGAATGAATTCATCGCCCGTTCTATCCATCGCCACAGCGCCGGTCGCGTTGAAATCGCTTTGCTCCGTCTTCCCCAGTGCCAGGTCCACATAGCGATACCATTGCAGACCTTTGGGTGCTCTTGGCACCGCATCGAAATCATCCTCATCCAAGAAATTACCCTTCGCGAGTTTCGGCATCTGCTGAAACTGCGCTTCGAACTCGAAATCATCCATGTTGGCTTTTTTGATCCGCAATGCCTGCAAATCATGTTTCCGTGACCATAATGGTTCGCCTGGGACGCGTCCCAGCTGGTCGCCGCCCATCGGAATAAAAACACCCGCCAATAAATTCTCAACAAATTCTTCGTATGTCTTCGGATACTCTTTTTCATCCAATGCGATTGCGGGCATAAACAAAACGTCCCACTTATCCGCATCTTCATCGGAGACCATTGCCTTCAGCAAATGCCCTGAAACATCCTCCGTATCCCAACGGGTCTGGATGACGATCACCGCACCGTGATCTTCCAAACGTGTGTATGCTGTGGACTTGTACCACTCGTACTGATCCTCTCGGATCGTCTCTGAGCTGGCTTCCTTGCGTCCCTTCACCGGATCATCGATGATGAGCAAATTCGCCCCAAACCCTGTGATACCGCCTCCCACACCAGCCGCCTGCATGCCGCCCCTGTGATTGGCAATATCCCAGGACGCTGAAGCCTTGCTCTCCGCATCCAGTTCAACGGGTTCATCAGCTGAAGAAAGCTCACCGAACACCTGTGAATATTCTTCCGATTGAAGATAATCGCGCACAGCCTTGGAATGCTTCGAAGCCAGGTCCGCATTGTAGGATGTGAGAATGATGCGCAGATCCGGGTTCTTTCCCAATAGCCAGGCAGGGAACTTGCGTGAAGCGGTCTGGCTCTTCCAATAACGGGGAGGCATGAAGACCATCAGCCGGCTGATGCCTTCCTTGCCATTAGTGAGGATGTACTTCGCAACCTGTTCCAATTTATGAGCCAGCACCTGCACGTGCTGCGCATCCACCGGATGTTTCCTGTCCACGTGCTTGCAGAAAGCCAGAAAATCACGCTCCGCCATCAGGCGATTCTTGATCTCCTGCTTCACAGCATCGCGCTTCGCAGAGTGATTAGCCGGCATCCTCGTCCTCGTCTGACTGATCACTGCTCACTGATTGCGAAGCATCCCCGTGGGATGACTGCTCACTGCCTTCTGCCTTCTGCTCACTGTCTTCCGAAAGCTCGTCTTCCAACTCCTTCATAATCTCCAGGGCATCAGTGCCCAGTGTTTCCAGGAGCTGCGCCGTGGATAGTTTCTTCAGCTGACCCAGCAGCTTATGACCCACAGTGGAACTGCCATCGCCTTCGATCTTCTGGCGTGGCGTGTAATCCTTGGTCATCTCGAAGAACAATCTGCGGTCCGGGTTTGCCCGATAGCTGGGATCGCTTGCCACAGTGCCCAAAGCATGGAATGCACCTGGACGATATTCCAGCATCGCTTCCGCCTGAAGCTCAGAGATCATCATGTCGATCTCGGGATACTTCTTGCGCCAGGTGGCAATTGCCCGATCAGAAGTGAGCCCCAATACATCCGTTGCCAGTTGGTCTTGTGTTGCTGGCCAGCGGTATTTCTTTGGCATGGTTGCCCAGGCAACATAAGCGGCGATGCGTGGGCGCACGTTGGCATTCAGTAACTGGTGATAGGTATCCGCCCACGAAGGGATCTCTTCCTCAACGGTGATCTTCCCTTTGTCCTGCAGCATCTGGATGAAGAGCATTTCACGTGCGCGCACGTCAGCCACAGACAACAACTCTTTGCCCTCAGCCTCCTCAGCACTCTGAAGACCGATGGCAAAATTTTCCAACTCCAACTGTGTCACACGTTTGATGCTCATTGACTTACTTCCTCTGCGCCAGCTCTCTCACTGCCGTTGTCAACAGTGTGACAGCACTTGTCAGCGCACTGATCGCCTTCGCCAGATCATCATTCGTTTCCGGTTGGGAGGCATTATGCATCCTTGCCTTTGCATGGTTGTTCACCCGCAAGCCCACGAACCGCAGCTGACCATCACCGGTGTTCGAGCTCACCCGCCCCCACAAAATCCCATTCAGCTCCGGATAGACTTCATACACCTTGAACGGCTCGCCATTGAAGTACCTGCCCACAATATTAGTGGCAGGATCGGTCTTCATCTGCACCCGAATATTCAGCTCGCCAATCGCGGTGTAATCACCTGGCTCAAATTGTTCATTCATCACGGACCTCCAAAAATGCGCTGCACGAATTCGCCGATCGCAGGCGCACTCCTCGCAACGAAATAAATAATTGCCACCGCAGTGGCGGCTGCGCCTGCCTTCACTGCCGAATTGCGGACATCCAGCCAATCGATGCTCTTGCGTTTGCGGTCAGCTTCCTGCACTTCCGCCACAGCGGTTTTCGCTGCTTCATTCAGCCGCTCGGAAGTGGTCTTGTTATCCTGTTTGGCGGCTTTTTTCTCCTCCAGCGCATGCTTAAGGGCAGAAAGCTGTTGTTCCAGCTCATCGATCTCTTCCTGGTAACGCTTATCTCGCGTATCCGTCAGGCTCGTGATCAGGTTCTTGATGGTCTCCTGCAACGTCAGATCCGCTCGCAGGATCGCCGCCACGTTATTGTTCGTGGCTTTTGACTGCGTTGTTAAAGTATCATTCATCTCACGGATCATCGCGTAGATGGTGATCGCATCGATCTGCTTCATTCCATCATTCGGCGTTGTCATAACCGGAAATTCACCTTCTCGAAAAACAGATCCACCAGCATCGGGTTGAATTGAGTGGTCTTGCCCTTCTGCATGAACGCCTGGGCAAAGTTGTGTGAATATCCATCCCGGTACGCTCTGTTGCTGATGAGAGCGCTGTATGTATCTGCCACACCAACGATCTGCGCCCCGATCGGAATCTCATCGCCCTTCAGGTGGTCCGGATATCCTCTGCCATCCCAGCGCTCATGGTGCGAACGGACGATTTGCCGGATGATCGTGTCATATCCAGCCTGTTCGACGATCTCCCATCCCCGCACCACATGCTGCTCCATCTGCTCCCGTTCCTCCAGCTCCAGTTTGCGGGGCAGGTTCAACAGGTCCCGACGCAGCACGAGCTTGCCGATATCGTGCAGGTTCGCACCCACGGCGATCAACTCCACCTGGTTCTTGGGCAGCTTCAGCGAATCAGCCAGGACCACGGCATACTTCGCCACGTCATCTCCATGATGGTCCCACGGCTCACGCAGCGCACTGAGAATCCCAGCCAGCTTCGTGATGTCATTGTAGGAGGTCATTACCGCAGAGACGGGGCTTGACGCCGA